GATTGTGTCTCTGCGGAGCGCCCAATGGCGACCTCATAAAATCCGCGATCGCTTTCTCGCACGAAACGATTGTCTCCTGCAGCGACAGGGATCATGCCACGCTCAAGTGCGGTTCTGTAATAACCTCTTGATGTAGAGGGTCCAAGCCCGAATAGAGTTCCCGGCTCAATATTATCGAAAAGTGTTTTGTGGCCAGCAATTTTGAAGACGCCCTGTGCACTCTGTGCTTGTTCATAGGTGAGAAGAGGTTGATATCTGAACTGTCTGGTGGCAGTCGATACCAGCCGATTGATTGGGCCTAGATCTTCTTGAGCGATAAAAGTCCAATGATCAACATTGGGCTTCTTCGCAGAGACTGAGTCAGTCACTCCAAGCTCGACACCAAACACAGGAATAAGGCCTGCGAGCTTTGCTGCCTTTGACCATCGAACCCAACCGAAGGTGCTGGCTCGGTCGGTGATTGGGGCATAGGTCGCGCCGACCTCCTTCAGTCGATCCATGACATCGGAGATACTTCCGGCAGCGGCGCGGAATGAATATCCATTTCTCAATCGTGGACTGTCCATTATACGTCTCCTCTTTCTCGAAGCTCATTAAACACGCGCACAAGAGCCTCAACATCAGTCCGCGCTCGATGGGCAGATGCAAAGGCCTCTCCGAACAGCTCCTCGTGAAGCATGGTAAGGGATAGTCGGAACCCTTTCATCCACTCGGTCGCCTCGACAGTACAGATCCGCACCACTGGCCATTTGATTCCCATACCTGCTCGAGACATTTCACTTTCCACCACGAACATATCGTAGGACAGATTGTGAGCGACGACTGCATCCGCACTCTCGATGAATTCTGCAAGCTGTGGTGAGAATTCAGGGAAGCGCGGGGCATCCTTAACCAACTCATCAGTGATTCCGGTGATCCTTACGATCTCATCGCTGATTGGCCGACCAGGATTGATAAGGCTCTCCAACACTTCAACTGTCTCTCCAGCTTCATTGATGATGGCTCCATAGAACTCTGTGATGTTTGGGAGCTGGTCATCACGGATAAGCGAATTGGCCACAAGACCTGTCGTCTCCGTGTCAAAAACACACACCCTCTTCATGCTGCTGGGCCATTATCTGCTCTCTTGGCGATGTCACGATCAATCTCCAATAGCATTGCCCAATAGACAGAAGCATCCAGTGCACTGTCATCGTGGCCTCCTGTTCTGAAATTGTTGGAATATCTTACCAACTTGTTGATGGTCATGGATAGAAGTTGGAACCTAGTATGATCATCTTCTGTGTCGAGGATGATATCATCAGGGAACAGTGCCTTGTAGACCTGACCGGCATTCTTGTAGCTCTCCCCATAGGCTTTGTTCCTTTCTCGAAAGGTCGCAGCCCCTTCCTCCAAAATTGCGGGAGCTCGATCGGCAAACGGATCGTCCATAGTTTTCGATTCGGTGAAATTGTCTTTCTGATTCATGGTCTCTCTCTCAGTAGGTTCCCGGTCGAACTTGCCAGCATGGAAGTCCGGCATTCCTGTATGCTTCGATCACTTTGTCACGATCCTCCAGGATGAAGAGGACACGACTTCGGGCCGACTCGATTGATCCGAACTCTTCAATCAAGACCCTCACCTTCAATTGGTGATCAGGCGTCCTGTCGCCAGACGGTCGTAGGATGATCCTGTCGAAGATTACATCATTGATCTCGAGCCAGCGCTCTGTCTCAGGAAGGAACTTCTCTTCGCGTCCGGATATCGCCCATATTTCTGGAGCCCAACCGAATGCGACAGAGAGCTTTGTTCGATCGCTTATCATCCCGATGAAATTTGACACATCTGGATATACAGAATCTCTAGAGACCAGCGAGTGGAAACTCTCCCAATCACCGGATTGAGCGAACCCAACCCGGTGATCAATATTGCAGAGAGTTCCGTCAAGATCGACAATAATGACGGACGGCTCCATCATGCGTTCCTTATCTGATCAAGAAGCTTCGTCACTCGGATGCGATCAACTTGAGGGATTGGCATCTTTTGGATTTCCTCATCAAGCTCCTTGGCAGCTCGGTCAGCTGTCCGGTCGAAGAAGATCGTGGTCCATGGGTGTACAGCAACCATGGCCTCTTTGATCAGCTCGATCACATCCCGATACTCACCTTGGACTCTAGAAGTTGCGCGCTTCCGGAATAGATCTGCCAACCCTCGCAGGTTCATTGACATGCAGATGTTGGTCTGAATGTTCGTCGGAAGGACGCCGCGAGCATCTTCTGGCTTCGCCCCAAGATCGATGAGCTCCTTATAGCCTCGCTCTATCGCGGCCATGGTATCACCATAGGACTCAAGGCGGTCTTCATCGTCCTCAACTGTTGGCCCTGTGGAGTAGTCCCAGCCCTGCACATCAACAGTCCTCATTGTCTGCTGGGCAAAGCTCGCAGTGCGCGTACGGACCAGCTGATGGGTGAATGCGCGCGTCACCCCAGTGATCAAGAACGAGTAGTGGCAGAACTCCCAAGACGAAGGGATGGTGTTGGCCATATAGTTGAGCTCTTCTAGAATCTTCTCTTCTGGCCAATCGTTCATGATCTGGTTGAGAAGGTCTGGAGTCAGATTGAGCCGAGTTGACTTGGTGAAGATGAGCATACAAGCAGCATAATGTGCTGGGTCGTCCGTCCCTGCTCCGGTGTAATCGAACAGATTAACTTTCATGCGATCGTCCATTTGGTTATTTCCTTTGCTCGTAAGAAGTGCCGCTTGCGATCATTCGCCCGATCACTCTTACATCATTGACAACATCGTCGAGAAGAAGCCTCGGACGCCATGTTGCGAAACGCCCAAGACTGTAAATGCCATGGACATCAGAGGCCCATGTTATGAATCTCCTTCTTGTGTCCTCGTCGATTGGCTTGATCTTCGAATATCGCTGATTCCGAACCTCTGGGGCGGAAGCAATGGCAGAATGATTGACGCCCATAATTGCCATCGCGTCTCTTGAGGTCTCTTCAACTTGGCCCTCTTCAAGCGATGGTCCGTGGCACTCTGCGATCAACTCGTCGCCCGTTATCGAGATTCGAGAGAAGGCGAATTTAGGGTCAGGGACATACAAAGAGCAATAGGCATCACAGTTCTCAATCCGGAAGCGAATGGACTGTCCTGGGGCATAATTGAAATCAGGATGCTCCTCTGGCCAATTCAGAATCTTCATCAGTGTGGGCATCGGAATTGTCGATATCAATCCAAATGTCCTGCCTCTTGAGTATCCGAAGAGGTCTTTGTCCTTGTGCTCCACCCAATCGCTGATGTTGCTGTTGAATGTGATCGGGCCAACAATGCGACCTAGTCTGGCAATCAAGTCTGGTGGCGCGATCCATCGCGTCTCCATCCTGCCCTCTGCACTAGCGATGGACCTCAGAGAGAGTCCGCCATTCGTCTTCATAGAATAGCTCAGAGCATCTGCCACAGGATTCCGCCATGGTGCTATCGCCTTCATTACTTCAACCTCCTTGAAAGGGAGATTGAGAACATCAGCCACAACCCGACTCCGGAATCGTAGAACTGCTGAGTGGTTGTTGGGGAGTTTAGAACCTAGCTCATGGACTCCGAGGCACTCATCGCGGAGCATAGCGCCCGCGATGAGTCCAGAGAGGCCAGCGCCGAAGACGCGTATGGCCATAGGATTATCCCTCCTTCGACAGAGTCATCTTGGCCTGACGGACAAAATGGAGCCCCAGTGTTTCAGGAGCAAGGCTCTCTCCGTCTGACATCCGAGTTCGTGCAAACTTCTTCAACGTCATCGGGTGGACATTCTGAATCATCTCGACAGAGCCTCCTTCGGCACTAATAGAATTGGCCAGAGCCATGGCCTGTTCCGATTCTGATTGGCCGAAACGAGTAATGACCTCAGTCTGAATGAGCCCTCCTCCGTCGTGCTGCTTTAGCCAGAGAAGAGCAGCCTCGCGCTTCTCTGCATCTTTCGGGATGCCACCATAGAAATCTTCCTTGAGAACGATGTCGCACCCGGCGATGGTGATTTTCTTCAAGTTGACCTGATCCATCATCTCAGGAATTGTGAATTCCTTCAACTTTGAGATTGCAGCGCGAAGTGCAGCAGCATCTTCATTCAGCATTGCAAGCTCTGATTCTGCGAGCTTGGTTTGCTCAACTGCAGCCTCTATGGATCGAAGAACATCGGGAGACTTCTCGAGATCTTCAGCCACCTCTCCGAATCTATCTGCGATTCCGAATTTATCTGCGATCGACATCACATTGCTCCTTCAGCGTCATTCACTTCTTTCTCTCCGGATGGCTGCATTGATGCAACATCAGCACTCGCAGCACCAGCCACCAAAGAGTCATAGAATGCCTTGGCGTCGGTCATCACTTCACGCAGATCGAACCCAACGGTCTCTGCCAGTTCTGCAAGAGTCTCGCCGCGTTCAATCTTCCAACCGCTCCAATCGCCTTCTGAATTCGTCTCATCGACAGTCGACAGATCATAGCTCCTGTAGAAGAGAGGTGGTGTGAACTTGGTCCCATCAGAGCGCCGAAGCTCCTCGCCAGTCGCCCACGACAGCCAGCGGCGCGACTTCTTGAGCTGGGTTGAAGTAAACGGAATGAAACTCTTGCGCATCCCAGCAGTCACATTGATGCCGAACATCTGAGCAGTCTCAGCGATATAGTTCCCATTCGGCAAGACAGGCTGGCGTCGCTCGTTCCATGTGCATTCCTGAAGAATAAGATCTGTCTTGTGGATCCCGGCGAGCCCAATGTTGCTAGACCGTGGTCCCCATTCCAGCCATTGCTTCTCAAAGAAGACAGGGACGTAGACAATTCCATCGGGGAAGATTTCCTCAGTACCCACGTCACAGATCATTCCAACTTCTGCACCCTCGATGAACTCCGCTTTCTTTTTTGAGACCTGTGGACTCAGAGCCTGAAGGATGCTGAGGCGTGGGATGAGAATGTCGGAGCTTGTAACATTCTCCATCCCCATCCCGGCATAATCTTCGAAGCCCGATGCTGATGTTGGCAGCTTATCGCCTTGCTTCGTCGTCGCTACTTTGTTCGTGGCCATGTTGGCCTCCTTTGGGTTGTGTGGTACGTCAGAAAACAGAGTTACCAGTTTCTGCCTTCGTTCCAGATTGTACTGGATATTATAGTTTTGGGGGAACTTTTTTCATTTAATTTCAAACTATTTTATAAGTCCTTGTAATCGTTGGGAAATAAAATTGAAAAAAGGCTTTTCTTTTTAATCTGGCTGGCGCATACTCTCTTTACTGAAGCGGCGAACCCCAACCGGATGCAAGGCCCGGTCTAGAGCAAAGCGGGAAGATCCCACCGCGAGTTGCCAAGAAAAAGAAGACGTGTCGCATGGGATTGGTACCCATGCCTGAAGAGAAACCAAACGAAACACGGAGATGCCCCAATGCCCAAGATCAAGCAGAGCGACAAGAGCACAACTTATCTCACACTGCGCAGCGCAAGCGCCGCAGCCGGAGAGATGAACGATTGTGGCGTTGTCGCCCTCGCAGCCACCACAGGGCTGGATTACGGAACTTGCCACGAAGCACTCAAACGTCATGGGCGGAAAAATCGTCAGGGTGTCAATTATGGCATGATCTTCGCAGCACTAGAGGATCTTGGGTTCCAGTTCAACACCGTCGACCCCCAGCACTTCATCCAACAGTATCCAGGCAACCACAAGAATCTGAAAAGTGTTACTTCTCACCACGCTGATCGATTCAAGAAAGTCTGGGCAGACGGACACAACTACATGGTCTTCGTGAGCGGCCATGTTGTCGGAGTCTGCAACGGAGAGAACGTCGACTGGACCAAAGGCAGGGCCATGCGAGCTCGGGTCATCATTAGGATCGAGAGATGAGTCGAGATCGGGGATCGATCCCCGATCTCCCTTCTTTACTTAAACGACGAACACCAATCGCAATAGTGCGACAATCCCAATCTGACCTGGAGGTCATTATGGTTTCTTTCCCCGCTCGTTTCTCCCGCGCTTTCATCAATGATCCTGCGAAGGCAGGACAGCAGGCTGCTGGCGTGTTTACATTCGGACCACTCAGCCGATATGGCGTGCGTCCGGTCCACACGCGCTTCGACAGCGTGGAGTGGATGGTCACTGACGCGGAGCAGATTGACAAGGCCACAAGCTTGGCCGAGATTATCCGTCAGGAGTCCACGCTCGAAGAAGCGGTTGAAGGTCTGGAGATGGACGATCCTTGGGACGACAGTCTGGACTGCTAAGGCGAAACTGGGGAGCGATCCCCAGTCCACCGGATAAGGGG